TGCTGGCGAAGGAGCGCATCCAGATGATCGATCTTGCGCAGAACCTTGCTGTGCATCCTGAAAGCGAGGACGAGGTCATTCGGCTCCTCGGCAGTGTCATCCCCGCCATCACAGGGAATAACCCACAATGAAAAACGATGTTATGCAGCTCGCGAAGTCGGTGAAGCTCATTCGCGTTGGGAAAAGCGAAGGCGGCGAGTTGAAAGACCCAACGAAACGCGCAGCATTCGCGAGCCTTTTCACGCCTCGGGAGGCAAACCTCCCATCGACCGTGGTTTCTCCTGCGCCAGCTCCCGCAACGCCGGAAGAGAACACTTCCCTCGTCAATCGTTCGCCGTCCAAAGGTCCAGCCTCGGCAGAAAACCCTGATTTAATCGCCAAGGCAACTCAAACATTGATGGAGGCTCCGGTAACACGGAGGAAGTTTTTGGAGACCTCTCGCAATGCAGTTGCTGCAGCGAATCAGGCTGGCAACATAAACAAATTGCTAAAACCAACCGAGATTGCAAAAGCCGTGGCAAAAGAGCCAATGGGCGAAGGAGCAACCAAATTCCTTATCCGCCTTTTGTTAACTGAACCTGTCAACATCCACCACCCGATTGTAAAAGGATTGCTAGATTACGAGGAAGATCTTTATCCGGAATATTCTGATGTTGATCCTGGTAAAATTCCAGGAATGGAACATCTAAATCCTGATGAAGCAACAGAAGAATTGATTCAATCTAATCCCCGCCGAGCGATCGATTTGATTCATGGAGCAGGGGACACTGTTGCATATATGGATCCAGAATTGGAAAATGAAATTTATGAACGCACCCATGCGCATATTAAATCAAAATTCGAATATTTGATGGGCGAAAAAATCTCCGATGAGGAATACAAAAATCTCGTCAGCGATGCTGAAAATAACTATTCCGGAAACGGAGATTTTATTGACGATAAACCTGCCATCAAAAAGTCCGAAGGCGGCGAGCTTGAATTGCGCCGCGCAAAGATGGCAAAAAAGCGTGCTGGTGGACAACAGCTCCCTCCATCTGTGTTCATGCCAAACGTTCCCCGTCAGGTTCGTGCGGAAGGTGGCCTCATTCACAAAGAGAGCGGCGGTCGTATTTCAAAGGAGCAACAGCTTTTCATAAATTATTTGAAAAAGCATTACCCTGACGGCATCATTTTGCACCACGAAACTCCTGGACATGAAGGCCGATCCATAAGAGAAAATAAACTTCAGGGAGGTTATGGAGTTTTTGCTTCGATTGATGCGCCATCGAATTTTGTTACGTCGAAAGATAAAACGACAACAAAATTTAGAGTTCCTGCCAGCGAATATGAAAATATTTCTCCGGACATGGGCTACGGAGGAAACGACGAAGGATCGACTCACGACGATCCGTTTATTGATTTTATGAATAAACACCCCAACCCAAAAGGCGCATATGTTGGGACATCATATGAAGAAATCCCAGATCGTTGGGTAAAAGAAATAAAAGAAACTCATGATGATGGGCCGAAATATTTTTCGGAAGGTGGCCTCATTCACAAAGAGAGCGGCGGAGGTCTCGCGGCTCGTCGTGCGGAGGCTCAGGCCTACATAAAAGACCTGATCGAACAACGCAACCTATACACAAAAGGCTCCCCCAACTACGATTTTTACACGAAGCAAATCGCCGAGCAGGGCAAGATCGTTGCTCAAAAAGCCGAGCCGGAACGTTCGGTCGGCATGGGCCGCAATCAGCCGCCCGAAGAAACTGCAACCGAGAAACTCGACCGGAACTACAATGCCCTCGGGTTGTATTCAAAAGCCGCCGAGGCCGCTCGATCTTCGAAACAAGATGAGATGAAGCTGGAAGAGTGGACTAAATTTTTAAAAAACCAACCTGGAGTGAAAAAGGAAGAGCTTGAGTGGGGACTGAAACGCCTCAGCAACATAAAACCATTTCCTCTTGACGGCGAACCCGAAGAAGATCCGAGCGACAAAAAGTTTTCCAAGGAAGATATCGCAAGCGCATTCGAAGACGAGTCCCTTGGAGGTTACAAGAAAAGTGTTCGCTCCAACAATTTGAGAGAGAAATACATGAAAGATCCTAGTTATTATCATAATAATTGGGAGGCGAGCCATTATTACGATCGCGCGCATGCTGCTGTCATGGCCGAAGAGATGTCGAAAGACCCAAAAGCCATCGAGCATTATTTTTCGAAATTTGGGTATGATAAAGATGATATTGACGAAATTATTTACAATTTTAAACGTGGGCAAGATTACAATGACACGTTTTTTCAAGATAAAGGATATTCTGACGCTCAACTTGAAAAAGAGAGGACGGATTGGGCTGCAAACTATTGGGCAGAAAATTATAAAAACGAGCTCCGTTCAATTGCTGGAACGATCAGCCCCAAATGGACAAAGTATCAACTCTCAGAAGAAAAAGAAGGTGTTGCGCCGCTCGAAAACTATCGGGAGATCATTCCGCAGTATCGCCCAGAAGAAAAAGAGCGATTCAAATATGAAACTCATTTCCCTGAAAAGAACCCGCTGTTTCACCTCCGGCTTGGCGACCGCAAAACTCCGGACGGCAAAAAAATACTTGAGGTCGTGGAAGCGCAGTCCGATGCTTCGCAACAGGGGCGAGGTAAATTTTTAAATGATGAAACGCATCAAAAATTGCAAGACGAATATGCTTCGTTAAATCAAGCTTATGCTGATGCATATAAGGAAGTTCAAGAAGCTCTCGAAAAACAAGAGGAATTGCACAACGAGTTTTATGCAAAAATTCGAGACACTCAAGGCCAAGAAGCTGCTTCGCAAGCGATGTTTTCCGATTATCCTGGAACTGAATATCCAAAATTGGCCATGAAAATTGACATATTGTCGGATCGAAAAGACAAAATTCGACAGGAACTGGAAAAAACATCTGAAAAACTCAAAAATGTTATTCCGGAATATCCTCATGTCGCAAGCTCCAACGCGACGACAAATTTGATGATAAAGCAAATTCTCCATGAGGTCGCTGCGGGAGACTACGATGGGGTGACGGTCAACCATGGCCCGACTCAAGCTGATCGCTGGCCGAGCAAAGAAGGCAAAGCGGTCGGAAATTGGTACGACACGACATTTATCCCAAAACTTTACGATGCGATGAAGTCGCATGATCCGGAAACATTGCACTATGGCCCGAAATTTGTTCCGAGGAATCTCGAGGACAAAGACGGCGAACCTGTGCTCGATCCAAAAACAAACGAGCCGATCGACCTTTGGAAAACAAAAGGTTTGAGCGAAACGACACCAACGAACAAAGGTTTTTCGGTTTCAAAAGATCCTATAAGAGACCGACAACAAACCGGACTTGATTATTATTTCAATGATAATATTTATGGATATGGCAACGATGCTCCTGCAAGGATGCAGCTGAGACAAGATGTGCAAAATTGGCATCACCAACAACGGCCAGACGTTCATGAATCGCCGGAAGCTGTGCGAGTGACCGGAAACGCCATCGTGGATTATTTGGAAGTGAACAACATTCCTTTCCAGAAAAAAGACGAACAGCCCATGATCGAGGCTTCCCCGACCGCAAAAGCGAGCATCCTAAAAAACCAAACGCTATACAAGCGCGGCGGACGCATTGGCTACGACTACGGCGGCGACGTTCGCACTGGCGACAATCCAGGTGGCGCGGCAGACGCAAATCGTCCTGCGGCAACCTCCCGCGATGCCGACCGGAATTACAACGCTGGTTCCGGTACCCAAACGGCTGGGCCAAGCGGCGACAATCGCCCCGACAATCGCCCCGACAACAGCAATGATCGTTTCAACATTGGCGGCGGCGGCGCACCAATGCCTCCTCAGCGCGGAGACGATAGCTTCTTTGGCAACATGGGTGGCAACATTGGGTCTGTTTTGGGCGGACTTGCGCTCGGGCCGATTGGGTCGATTGGCGGAAGATACCTCGGCAACCAATTCAATCAGCCTGACAATTCGCGCTTCGAAACGAAGAATGATGAGTTCGGGAATCCTGTTGGTGGCGGTTGGTTGGATTTTCTGGGCAACTCAGGCAGCCCTCCTGCTCCAATGACCAGCGACAATCGTCGTGACCCGATTGTTCAGCCTCGCAAACCTCGGAGACGGGTGTTAATGCCGGACGGAACTTATCAAGAAGTTGAGGAATACAAATCTGGTGGCGAGGTGAAAAGCCCCATTGCCAAAAAGACAAAAAAAGAACATAATAGTCCGATTGTCGAGGTCGCCCTCAGCAAAATCAGGTCTCTGCCGCGAGGCTCTGATTACCCCTCTCGCGGCATGCGGGGACGCCCGTAATTGCAACCTCCGGAGACGACCATGGAATATTCTGCCAAAACTGTACGTTCTGCGATGAAGGCAAAGGCAAAACGCCTCTCCTCCACCGACCCACAAAAAAAGGTTGACTCGTCAACTTGGTCTCCTTCCGAGCCGTTGAACACGGATGTTCAAACTGGCATGCGCCCATTGAGCAAGCGCTCATACAAAAAAGGCGGCAAAGTCGTCGGCAAAGCAGATGGCATGAAGGCGGCAGATCGCGCTGATCGGATGCCCCGCAAGTCGGGCGGTCGTGCAGAACGCTACCTCACGCCTGACAACCTGATCAACCGTGATCAGAAGATGGCGAATGAGGTTCGCGAAGGCGGCAAGGCGCACGTTGGCGGATTGAAGCATGGCGGCAAAGCCAAGAAGTTCGGCGGTGGTCCAATCGGCGAGAACCCAATCAATCAGCAAAACCAAATGATGGGTCGTGCTGCAGGGGCGATGAAGAAAGGCGGCAAGGTAAAAAGCCGTCAAGAAGGCGGCAAAACCATTGAGCAAAAAGGGCTTCCGCCATTGACAGCGGCAGAGCGTTTGAAGGAAAATCTTGGCATTGAACCAAAATCTTCAATGAATCCAAAAACCCGTAGCTCGCAGACCTCTCGCGCAGAGGCTCAGGAACCCGACCGCCTTGGAGAATTCATCGAGACTCTCCCTCGCAAGAACGGCGGAAAAGCTAAGTTCGAAGGCTCCGCGAAGGATGAAGCCCAAGATAAAAAGCTCGCTGCCAAGCGCGGCATGACCATGAAGCAGTGGGAAGCGTCGAAGGCTGACACGAAGCACGACAAGCAGGAGTCCATGAAGGGCTTGAAGAAGGGCGGCAAAGCGGAACATGCTGCCGATTGCTCATGCAAACAGTGCGGCGGTCGCACAATGAAATACAGCGGCGGCGGCGTGTTCTCTGGCAACTCAACAACCAAGGTTCCTGGAGTTGTTGGCGGTCGCAAAGCTCACGCAAAGGGCGGCAAAGTTGGCAAGGGCAAGGGCAAGACGCACATCAATATCATCATTGGTGCGCACGGGAGCCCTGCTGGCGGCGGCATGATGCCGAACGCACCAGTTCCTGCTCCAATGTCCCCGAGAACACCTCCAATGCCTCAAGGTGGTCCTCCAATGCCACCTCCAGGAATGATGCCTCCAGGAGCTGGCGGTCCTCCTCCAGGAATGATGCCACCTCCAGGAATGATGCCACGGAGATACGGTGGTCGTGCGACCCACGTCATTGATCACGCAGCTGGCGGAGGTTTGGGTCGGTTGGAAAAGATCAAGGCTTACGGTCTGACTGGACCAAAATAAGTTCTCGGAAGCAATTCCGTGAAAAGGGCCGGACGCTTTCACCCCTCTGTGGTGTCCGGCCCAATAATTAACAGAGGGGAAAATCAGAGGGGTCTGAAATGATATTGACTACGACGCATCAGCTCAGTTATGAGTTGAAAAAGATGATCGGAGCGGAATACGAACGCATCCGAGACAATCTTGCCGCTGGTTCGGCATCTTCATTCGATGAATACCAGCGTCAAGTCGGAAAAGTTCAAGGGCTTTCGCTTGCACTTGAATTTGTGAACGAAGCCAAGGCAATTGCCGATGGCGAAACAGTCAGAGGGGAAAACTGACATGCCTGCAATGAAAATGTACCACGAAACAGATCCTCGAGAGCTGCTCGTTGAGCAGGTTGGAGACATTTCTGATTTTGAATTGTTCAACAACCAAGTTCTTGTTGCGCTTTATCTCCGACCAAAGATAACAAAAAGCGGAATTATTTTGACTGATCAAACGGTCGACGAAGATATTTATCAAAGCAAGGTTGGCCTCGTGCTTAAAAAAGGCCCGACCGCTTTCCAAGACGAAGAAGGTCAATGGTTCAAAGAAGTAACCATTAATGAAGGCGATTGGCTCGTTTCTCGAGCATCGGACGGCTGGACAATCACGATAAATAGCGTTCCTTGCAAAATTTTGAATGATGTCAATGTCAAAGGTCGCATTTTAGATGTCGATCAAGTTTGGTAAGGAGCCAAAATGTCAGAAAACGATAAAAATGATATTGAGTTGGTGCTTGAACCGCTCGAGAATGAAGTCCCAGCTGAAGAAATTCAGGTGGAAAAAGATGAAGAGCCTGTAAGAGAGGAAATTTCGGCTGAGGACGGCATTCGAGAGCTGAAATTCAAGCTCGAGGAAGAGCGTCAGGCTCGTTTGGACGCTGAAAGGCGGATGAAACAGGCCTCGGAACAGGCAACTGCTGCCAAAAGCGAGGTCGATGACACAAATCTCCGACTGATTGACAACGCAATTGACACGGTGAAGTCAAATCAGCTCGTGTTGAAGCGTTCTTACGCAGATGCGCTCTCATCCGGCGACCATGAAGCGGCTGCTGACATCCAAATGCAGATGTCGGAGACCTCTGCACAGAAAATGCAGCTTGAACAAGGCCGCACTGCTTACGAAAACAGAGTAAAGGAGCTGAAAAACCAGCCTCAAGCTCCCTCCGACCCCGTCGAAGCTCTTGCTTCTCAGCTTTCGGGACGTTCTGCGGACTGGGTTAGGTCTCATCCGGAGTATGCAACAAACCCTCGCCTCTATCAGAAGATGATTGCGGCCCACAACCTCGCGGTTGCGGACGGGATCGAGGCTGATTCGGACGATTACTTCAATACGATTGAAGATACGTTGAAAATTCAGTCGCGTCGTTTCGTTCAACAAGAGGATTCTGCCTTGTCAAGTGCTTCTGCCCCAACAGCTCGCCGCTCTGCGCCCCCAGCAGCTCCCGTTTCGCGTTCTCCGACGACCAATTCCGGCACAAAGCCGAATGTTGTGCGTCTAAACTCTCAGGAACGTGAGATGGCAAGCATGATGGGTATGACAGATCAGGAATATGCCCGAAACAAAGCTGCCTTGATCAAAGAAGGCAAATTGAATTGATTGGAGAGACCGAAATGAAGAATGTTGAAACTGCAAATCGCCGTGAAGTTCGCCCATCGCTGCGTGAAGATGATTCGAGAACTTTGGCTGCGCAGCGTGCGGCGGAAATCCGTGGCAATTCGTCCCCGTTCGATGATGGGGTGGATGAATTCGCGACGCCACCCGCTCCGGACGGCTGGTCTTATGAATGGAAACGCAAATCTTCGATGAATATGGAAGACCTTTCGCATATGAACCATGTTCGGCGGATGGGCTGGACGCCTGTTCCGGTTGAACGGCATCCGGACATGATGCATGTTGGAGCGGAAGGTTCCATTGAAAGAAAAGGTATGCTTTTGATGGAGCGGCCTGAAGAAATCACGCTCGATGCTCGGGCGAAAGATTTGCTCATGGCTCGCCGTCAGGTGAAAATTAAAGAAGGCCAGCTTACATCCTCGGATGGATTGCTGGGCCGCGAAGACTCGAAATTGGCTCCGAAGCTCAAGAAGAGCTACGAGCCAATGCCGATCCCGAACGATTGATAATTGAAGGGGCAGAAAATAAAAACATCTGCCCCTTTTCATTTGCAATTTTTCAGGCATAATACCCAATAGTCTTCCCTCGGTGTGGAAGATTCAATTTTGTCCCGTTTCACAGTCGCCTCGGTGTGCGATGATGGAAACTCTCTGAGAGGAGAACCCGTCATGGCAAATACTGCAGCCTATAACGGTTTTAAGGAATACTTTGGGAGTTCAGGCGGCGCACCGACATTTTCCGTGTCGACTCGTCGTGTTGCTTCCACGGCCTCAACGGCCATCTACACTGGCGACCCAATCACCCCAGTCGCGGGTACGGGCGCAGCAACGGGCTATGTTGTATCTGCGGCAAACGGCACACAGCCAATCGCAGGCATCTTTGTCGGTTGCAAATACCTCAACACCTCACTCGGTCGTACCGTATGGTCACCATACTGGCCTGGATCTGGCGCAACTGGCGACGTTGAAGCATATGTTATTGCTGATCCTGCCGCACGCTTCGTCGTTCAAACAAGCTTCGCAGGTGCACCAATGACTGGCACAGCGACCACGATGACTTCTGGCATCATTGGTCAGTATGCTACGTTCGCTCGTGGCACTGGCAGCACAGCAACCGGACAGTCCGGCGCATATGTTGATGGCGTCAGCACGACAATCACCTCACCTTTCATCATCGTTGATTACGCAATCAGCTTCGGTAACGGTGGCGATCCAACAACGCAGTACTGCAACGTTGTCGTTGGCTTCAATAACGAAGTCTGGCGCTCAAACGGTGCTGGCCCTGCTAGCATCAACGCTTAAGGAGTGAGCAATCATGGCTGTTAATCTCTCACAGATCAAGGATCTCCTCCTTCCTGGCCTTCGCGGTGTCGAAGGCAAGTACGAGATGATCCCGTCCCAGTACGACAAGATCTTCACAAAGCACGATTCGAAAATGGCTCTCGAGCGTACCGCTGAAATGCGTTACCTCGGCCTTGCGCAGCTGAAGACCGAAGGTGGTCAGACTGCATTCGATAATGGTGCTGGTGAACGGTTTATCTACAACCAAGAGCACACTGAAATCGCTCTTGGCTATGCGATCACCCGCAAGGCGATCGACGACAACCTCTACAAGACACAGTTCCAGCCATCCAACCTCGGTCTGACGCAATCTTTCCATCAGACCAAGGAAATCTATGGCGCGAACCTCTTGAACACAGCAACGACCTACAACGCTGCAATTGGCGGTGACGGTGTGGCACTTTGCTCCACGTCTCATCCGATTGACGGCGGCACAGTCGCAAACACCCCAACCACTCAGGTTGATCTCAACGAAGCCACGCTCCTGAACGCGATGATCTCGATCCGGACGAACTTCAAAGATCAGGCTGGCTTGAAGGTATTTGCACGTGGTCGCAAGCTCATCGTTCCTCCTCAGCTTGAGCCAGTCGCAATTCGTTTGACGAAGACCGAACTGCGTCCAGGTACTGCGGACAACGATGTGAACGCGATCATGACAACGGCTGGCGGTCTCAGCGAAGGCTACATGGTTAACGACTTCCTCACCTCCGCTTATGCTTGGTTCTTGCTGACCAACATTGACGGTCTGTCGTACATGGAACGTATCAAGTTCGAAACCGATATGCAGGTTGACTTCGTTACTGACAACCTGTTGGTCAAGGGCTACGAGCGTTATTCCTTCGGTTACTACAACTGGCGTTCGATCTTCGGCTCATTCCCAACCTCGTAATCCACAGGAGACTGCAACATGGCATTATCAGCATTCTCTGGTCCCGTAATTTCCTTTGGTCAGAACACCATTGGCAACACGACGGATTACAATCCTGATCTTGGCCCATCCCTCTTTTGGGGTGGGACAGGCATCATGGAT